ACGCCTGCAGTGTGGCCGATGCCCGACGTCCACACTCCCGCGCTGCACTGGTAAGGCGTCAGGCGACAACCTTCGAGGTCGGCAATCAGCGCCAGCCCCCCGGGCGAGGTGTTAAGCAGACGAAAGTCAGGCATCAGCGCTGCCAGCGCCAGCACGGCGGCCACACTGCATTTTTTAACGATTGATTTCACGAATAGCCCCTTTATCGAGTCCGAGCGATGTCAGATAGAGGTACGTCTTGCGCTTAAACCAGTAGTTCGTCAGCGCGGTAAAAATGGCGCATCCGCCGCCCACGTAGAGCGCCATCTTTTCGGGGGACATTGCCCCGACATACGCCAGCCCCACGGCCAGCCAGTAGGCGATAAACGTGGTGATTTTTTCCATACTCAGTCCCATAGATTCACCGTTTCGGTTCTGGCCGCGCTCTCGGTCTCGGGCAGCTCTACTGCCGTTCCGTGCGGCAGGATCACACCGAGCTCAGACAGGCCGGGATTAGCCTCTAGGACGGTTTCGACCACGCCCTCAGTGCGCCCGTAGTACCGGTCGCAAATCGCGTCGAGGGTGTCGCCCTGCAGCGCATACGCTTTCATCAGATTTGCCCCACAATGCAGCGCGCTTTGTCCTGGATGCGCGCCACAGACCAGCGCATATCACGCCACATTTCATCGATAGTGCTGTCGATGCTGTCGGCTTTTTTGTCCCCTTTGGCGGTCGCATCCACGCCGCGAAAACGCTCATACAGCGTGGCCGTCGTCATCGAACACACGGCGTTGAAGTAGTGGAAAACGCGCACGCTCTCGCCGTCGAGCTTGTCCGTCGGGACATCCGCCAGCGTGGCGTAACCGGCATCGAGCTGACTTTCGCGCCAGTCGCTCAGCTCCGCGTTAGTCTCCGCGATCGCGGTCTTAATCGCCCGGCGCAGGCGAACGGGGGAAACGGTCTGCTCCAGTCGCATTTCTTCCCGCACGCGCTTCGGATCCACGTCAGGAAAAAACGGGGTGTTTTTGATTACCGGCTCGCTCACGCCCGGTGGCGGTATCACCACGCCCGGCACATCCTGCGGCTCTTTTTTTGGCTCAATAATCAGCGTCGTCATGACAACCTCGGGTAATGGGTGGGCGGTGGACGCCGGTCGCAGTCAGGGCAATAAAGACCCGCATTGACCGGCGTGCCGCCCGGCTCGGGGAGCGCTCGGTTAACCAGCGGCTTTTGCCGCCTTTGGTGGACGCCCGCGCCGTGCCGCCGGTTTAGCGGCAGGCTTGCGCGTGCGCGGTTGAGTCGTTTTGGTTTTCGGTGCCGGTTCGGGTTTTGGCCTGAGCTGGCGCGCTAGCTGCTCAATGTCTTTTCGAACGCCGATGGTGCTCTCTAACTGGATCGCACGCTGCAGGTGCGCCAGCGCCTCCGGTAGTTGCTCCGCATCACGCAGCACGTAGCCGGTGATTTTGTGCAGCTTCGCGCGCACGATGTCGGGCATATCCGCGCGCTCGGTCAGCGCGATGGTGTCGAGCAGGTTCGACAGTTCGACCGGCTGTTTCGCACCGCGCAGGCGTTGCGCGGCCAGTGCCACCTCTTCGGCCAGAAGGTAAGGCGTCGGACGTCGACCGGTCGGCATGGTCAGGCCGTAGGTCATGGCATAACGGGCAATTTCCAGCGCCCCGGCGATATCGTCAGCATCGAGACGCCAGAGCATCACCGTCATGACGATGTCATCCTGCGCACCTTTGCCGTTTTCTAGGACGCCAGCGACCCACGGCAGATAGAACGGCAGCAACTCGCGCTTTTTGTCTGCCTTGCGCTCATTGGATCGGATTTGTTTTAGCGTGCGGTTGTCTGCGGCCAGCTTAACGAGCATCTGCTCATAGGCAGTTGCATTGCGCAGCGGGACGGCAGCCCGCTGCGCTGTTTCAGAGGCCGAGACCCGCATCATGTGACGCGCTGCGGGACTCGTCATGGCTTACTCTCCGCTTTCCGGTGCTGCAGGCGCGGAAGCGCTTTCCGGCGCTGCCGGTGGGGTAAAGTCACCGAGCTTGATGTTTTCAATCAGGCAACCGGCGGCGTAAGCCTCGACCACATAGTCAACATTCATTGACTCGTAGTTTTCGATGCGGTCTTTCTTCGGGTTCTCGATGATGCTGCGACGGTGCGCGTCATCCATGAAGTAGACAGACAGGTTATCGAGACGCGTCACCAGCAGCGCATCTGCCGGGAAATACGGCACGCGCACGGCTGGCAGGTTGCCGATACGTTTCTGGCTGATGATGATGTCAGCGGCCAGTGACTCGGTGTTTTCCTGCTCTTTGTTGACGATAGGGAAATATTTATCCGCCATCAGCTTACGGCCGGTGATGACAACCAGCTCCGGGTCATCCTGATAAATCTCGTCAATCAGATTGCCGGTGGCATCCATAACCAGCGCGTCGAGGTTCGCATAGTCGCCGTTTTTACCCACGCGGATCACGTCGGAAATAACAGCCCCTTCCTCATCGGTGATTTTGGACATCACGCGCGCAGGTGCTTCGTTGCGGTACTTCTGCAGCCAGCCGGTCGCCACGTCCTGCAGCAGTGGATTTTTTTTACGGTCAGACGTCGCCGCGCGCTCGATGCCGTTGAAACCAGCCATGATGAAATCGAGGGACTGACGTTTGATGATGGCGTCACGGATACGGGTCTGGAAGTCCTGGAATCTCGCCCACAGATCAAGCTGTTTGTAGCGGATATGGAAGTCAAAGTTAATCTGGTCACACTCATATTTATGTGACTCCAGCGCAGTAAAATCAGCAGTTTTGCGCTCATCATCACCGGCGGTGTCGGCGGTGCTCGCAATCGTACCGTTAACACCGACCCCGACTTTTTCACCTTTCAGCTCGTCGACCGGCACGATGTTGATTTTGGTCAGAAACGCGGATGACATCTGCAGGGTGGTCATCAGAGTTTGTGTGACCGACGGCTCGACGGTGAATTTCTTCGCCACGTCATCGGTGGAAACGCCGTTCAGCTCCGCGACGCGGGACAGGTAGGCATTAAATTTGAAGCGGGTATCTTTACGCATGTTTTTTCCTGTTCGGGTAAAAGGGTTCAGGCCGGGCAACGCGCCCGGCGCGTTGTCAGCAGTTGGTCAGCAGCTCGTCGCCCGTACCGCCTTTTGAAAGCTCGCGGCGCGGCTGGCGCTGGCTTTCGGTGTTATCGAGGGAGCTTTTGAGGGCGTTAAACGCCTGCGCGCTTTCTTCCGCCTTACTGGTCACGTCCTGCTTAAGTTGCGCCAGTTCGGTCTCCAGCTCGGTGACGCGCTGGTCGGTGGCGGTGAGGTTGGTCTGCACCAGCTCGGTGACGGTGGTCACCGCCTCATGCACATCCGCGAGACGCGCGTCATCGCTGGCCTGCTTACGGCCAAAAATGGCCTTAACCTTATCGGTCAGGCTGTTGAGCATGGTGTCGGGTACGTCCTCAAACTCCAGTTCAGCCAGTGAGGCCACAGAGAAAACGTCGTCCGGCTGGTCTTTTTTACCGGCGAGCGGGTTCTGCGCGGCGCGGCTGCAGAATTCGAGGTATTCGGTGCCGAGGCTAGCCGGGTCATCGGTGACGGCAAGCCCGATGAGGTAGCACTTGCCGCTGTTTGAGAAGTTCGGGCGGATCTCCATTGAGGTGTAAACCTTCTGCCCGGCGCGCACCATGCTGACCAGTTCGTCAAGCGGGGCAATTTTGGCAAACAGCGCCTTTTTGCCGTTAAGCGCAGAGTCATCGCTGATAATCTCCGCCTTGAGCTCGGTCACATCGCCATAGCGTTTAAACGGGCTGTCAGGTAACAGGCTTTTGATATGTTCTAGGTTAATGCGGCAGCCGTAGACGCGCGGGTCGAACGTGTCGGCCATATCCTGAATATCATCGCCGCTGATGACGCGGCCATCGCAGGTGTCACCCTCGACGCCGATGCGAAACCATTTAGAAACTTTCTTTGCCATTGTTCAGGTGTCCTGATGTTGGGTTTTTGGGTCGGGTTTAGTTTCCCGACTCTGACCCGTATCAGCCACCGCTTGCGCTCCTGTTAGATCTGATACAACAGGCACTTAGCGCGAATAACCCCCTATTTCCTTAGCCTTGCCACGTCACACCAAAAACGAGGCAAGCATGACCATTTCAACTGACCTTTCTCTGTTAAATGACCCGCGACGACAGGCGCGGCTGTTGTACTGGCAGGGGTTCGCCGTCCCGCAAATCTGCGACATGCTGAAGCTCAAGCGCCCGACGGTGCAGAGCTGGAAACAGCGCGATGGATGGGAAGAAACCGCGCCGATTAACCGCGTGGAATCGACGCTTGAGGCACGGCTTATCCAGCTCTACGCAAAGCCAGACCTGACCGCGCATGACTTCAAAGTCGCTGATTTTCTGTCGCGCCAGATGGAGCGGCTCGCGCGCGTGAACCGCTACGGCCAGACCGGAAACGAGGTGGATTTAAACCCCAATATCGCCAGCCGTAACAAAGGGGATCGCAAAAAGCCGAAACGAAACTATTTCAGCGAGGAGGCAATTGAGAAGCTGGAAGAGATTTTCTTCGACCAGTCGTTTGACTATCAGCTCAGGTGGCATAAAGCCGGGTTAGAGCACCGCATCCGCCATATCCTGAAATCGCGACAGATTGGCGCGACGTTCTACTTTGCGCGCGAGTCACTCCTGCGCGCACTTAAGACCGGGCAAAACCAGATATTTTTGTCGGCCAGTAAGACGCAGGCTTACGTTTTCCGTAAGTACATCATCGCCTTTGCCCGTCTGGTTGACGTCGACCTGTCAGGCGACCCGATCGTCATCGGCAACAATGGCGCTGAGCTCATTTTTCTCGGGACCAATTCAAACACCGCGCAGAGCCACAACGGCGACCTGTACGTCGACGAAATTTTCTGGATCCCCAATTTTCAGAAGCTGCGCAAAGTAGCCTCCGGTATGGCCTCGCAGTCACACCTCCGCACAACCTATTTTTCGACCCCGTCAACACTGGCGCACGGCGCTTACCCGTTCTGGTCAGGCGAGCTGTTTAACCGTGGCCGCAGCAACCGCGACGAACGTGTCGACATCGATATCAGTCATCAGGCGCTTGCCGGGGGCATGTTATGCGGGGACGGGCAGTGGCGACAGATTGTCACCATTGAGGACGCGCTTGCCGGTGGCTGCACCCTGTTTAACCTCGACCAGCTTAAGCAGGAAAACAGCGCGGATGACTTCCGTAACCTGTTTATGTGCGAGTTCGTCGACGATAAGGCATCGGTATTCCCGTTCGAGGAGCTGCAGCGCTGCATGGTCGATGCGATGGAAGAATGGGAGGACTTCGAGCCGTTCGCCGACCGTCCGTTTAACTGGC